TATTCGCTTCGTAACTCCACCAGTACTTAGCTCATACGCTAACGCTGTTGGAATCTGGACCGCAGCAAACGACTCAGCAGAAACACCAAGCCCAGCTTCAAAGTTGAGCCTAACAGTTTCAGCTGCTGCAGAAAACACTGTTGCTACTGATGCTGTAACACTACAGCTACAGTTCGGTAACTTGATGACTCGTGCTTACCCAGAACTAATCGCTCGCCACAATGAGCTTGGTTTGATTCAGCACGCTCGTGAAGCAGAAGGACAGATCTTGACTCGCCTAACAGCATTGTCAACAGCTGTAACTTCAACTTCACTAATCGGTGTAGCTCGTGACTTCCTAGTTCAACTAGGTCGTGCAGCAGCTAACTACCGTGGTCGTCATCGCCTAGAGGCAGATGCTCCACTTCGCGTTATTGCTCCATTCTGGATCAAGGATGCAATGGCAGCAGATCTAGCTATCGCAATGCCAGGAGATTCAACTCTCAATGCATACGGAGAGATCGATGCTTACATCGCATCTCGCAACATCAACATCACCTACCACATCGATGATTACACTACTGCACAAGGTGCAGCTGCAATGAACGAGTTCGCAGACACATTCGTCTGGTACATGTTCGCAGAAGGAACATTCTTGTTCCTAGATGGCGGTACATTGGATCTTGGTGTTATCCGTGATTCCACCCTTGTTGGAACCAACGACTACAAGATGTTCGTTGAAACCTTCGAAGGTGTTGCAAAGGTTGGCGTTGAGTCACTAGTAGTAACATCAACCATCTCTGTTAACGGTGTAGCAGCAGCTCTCCGTGACACAACAGGTGGCGCAACAGCTGCGGCAATCGAATACTAAAATTCGGTAGCCTAAAGTAATTAAGTCAGAACCCGAGCAGACACTTAGAAAGAAACAGGAGAAAACTAGAAATGGCGTTTAGAGGAATCTATCCAGCACCAGATTTGGTTCACGCACCTTGCGGACTTCTAAGTGTCGCTCGGGTTATGACTCATACCACCGCAAATTACGATGAGCGTTGGGTTCGTGGATTTTCATACGAATTTGATTCACAACCAGAAGTAGAATTATTTACAGTTAACGATGCCACTGTAACTGGCGGAACTGTTGGAACATCTACTCTTCCACAGTTTAAAGAATATGATCCATTCTTTATTCAAGTAACAGATACACGTTCATATTTTGGTATTAATGGGGAAGATCGTTTTGCAACTGCAAAAAAGCAGTTAGAAGCAGTTACACAAAAAGCAATCGAGCTAGAGCTTTGGGAAGGCGTAGCATCAATTGCTGAAACAAATGGGAATGACTTTTTAAGAAAAGCAGGGGCAGCTTCAGTAGTAAATACTGGAGCACTTGCTCCAGCAACAGCACTCATGCTGTTAGAACAAGCGATTTCTTCATCACCTGCAGGAACAAACGGAGTCATTCATATGACCCGCGATGTTGCGTCGATCTTAGGATCACGTCTCATCTACTCCCCAGCTGATGGAGGAAAAACAGGTAAAGCAATGACACGCTTAGGTACAGAAGTAGTCATTGGCTCTGGTTACACAGGTGCTGGTCGTCTTAGCGACTCAAACACCACTGCGTCTGCTTCAAATAAGTGGATGTTTGCAACTGGCCCTGTTGATGTACACCTAAGCAAAGTTGAAATTGTGAACGAGAATCTCGGTCAAGGTGCAACTGTAAGCACAAATACTAACGACTTAACAGTCAAAGCAGTTCGTGCAGCAGCGGTATACTTTGATCCAGCTATTTTCTACACAATTCGTCTAGCACTACCAACAACCTAGTAGAAATAAACAAAGGAGAACACTGGAATGGCCACTCAGGACTATGCGGCTAGCGTCCAAGGTGTGGCGATCCGAGTCACCAGACTGGACGCCGCTGGAACCCTGCTCAATGGTGCAGGAGACAGCTACACAACCTCGGCGTTCCTCCGCACATCATTCACCCCTGAATATGAAGAGGGTGACGAAATCGTTGAGAAATCAGCAGACGGCACTGTATGCGTGTCATACAAAGCCCCTGACACACTTAAGCGAATCACAATGGAACTCGCAATTTGCGAGCCAGATACAGAACTTTCACAACTAATCTCTGGCGGTTTGCTACTCCGTAAGAACTACGGAACTTTTGCATCCCCACAGAACAAGTCAGTCGGTTGGGCCGCACCTTCCGTCGGCGATGATCCTTCAGGCAACGGTGTTGCTCTTGAAGTATGGTCATTTGCTGTCGCAGATGGTCGCCGTGCTTCAACTAACCCATACTTCCACTGGGTATTCCCATACGCAAAGCTTCGCCAAAGCGGAGACCGTGTAATTGAAAATGGAATGCTTGCAACCACATTCGAAGGTTATGGACTCGGAAACGTAACTTTTGGCTCTGGTCTAGATGGTCGTTGGGAGTATCCAGTAGCTTCTGAGCGCTCATACTCATATGCACGTTCAGACTGGGCACCAACAGGTCTTAAGGGCTTCTATCGCTGGTTCGATAACTCCACAAAGACCGTTACTAACAAGGCATTAACTTCAAACGTTGCAACCCTTACAACAGGTTCAGCACACGGATTTGAAGTAGGACAGAGCGTAACTGTGAGCTCAGTTGATTCAACATTCAACGGAACATACACAATTACAGCAGTTCCAAGCACAACAACCTTCCGCTATGCAAAGACTGCAACAGATGTTACATCTACAGCAGTTAGCCCAGCAGGTTCAGTGCTTCGTAACCGTGGATACCTTGCAGTGACAGATTTTGCCTCACAAGGTTCAACATCTTCATTCAACGTTCCAGGTAACGAAGACTACAACGCAGATCTACCAGTTGACTTCATCATTGCGTCAACAGAGGATCCAACCGCTTAATTCACTGAGAAAGGCGGGCACTGGCCGATGGTTTCGCAACTACGGTTTGTGCCCGCTTTTCTACTTAGAGACGAGATGAGGATATGAGTAATCTTTGGGTAACTCCAGAAGAGTTAGGTACATACACCAACTCTGACTATGCCTATGAAGCTTGTAAAACAGCATCGTTTCTTCTTTGGGGAATGTCTGGCCGCAAGTTTAGCGGATTAACAACAGTAACTGAGCGTTATGTGTCCTCGTATGACCCATACCTTCGCTCAGGTGGATCAAGCCTTACATATACACCAGTGTTAGTAGATGGCAACATTGTAAACATTGCATCTGGTGGATTTAATCGCTATGCAGATGATGACTTTCAGGGTGACGGAACATCAGCAAATTCTCGTGTTCGCCTTCGTGGACGCAAGGTAATCAAGGTACACACTCTTCGTGACCTTGATGGAAATATTATTGAACCAAATAAGTATTATTTGTCAGACCACTCAACTATCCTTGGGGTACCTGGTGCAGGTTGGTCTCCATCTCAGGTAGAAGTTACCTATACATACGGAACTCCTCCCCCTACAGCAGGTCGTGCAGCAGCTCGTGTCCTTGCTACAGAGCTTGTAAAGCTTTACGAAGATGATGACACCTGTGCTCTTCCACAGCGAGTTACATCGATTTCTCGCCAAGGTGTTTCTTACACAGTCCTTGATAATCAAGATTTTATTGATGAACTAAAGACTGGCGTTTATGCAATAGATCTTTTCCTTAAAACAGTTAATCCTGATAAAGCTCGTGCTCGTGCTCGTGTCTTTAGCCCTGATCAACCTCGTGCTCGTCGTATTACAGGAGCTTCTCCTCTCTACCCACTTAGCGCATTTGATCTATATGTAACTGCAGACGGTACATCTAATCTTTATTATTTCTCAGAAATCAATGGAGACTTTTTAGATTCAGACAATAACTGGACTATTCAAATTGACTTCTCTGACATTAATAGCAACACAACAACAACAATTACAAATGCTGCCTCTATTGATAGAGTAGAAAATACAATAAGAGTTAGTGCAACATATAAGCAGGTATTAGATGTAATAGGTCCTCGTGATCCAGGAATTATGGATATGTACGCAGTTCGTCCAAGTCTTGCAAATCCTGCTGTCGATGAGATTGTTCCGCTTATTTCAGGTAATATTATTATGCAGCTTGGCGAACGAACAATTCCAATCCATACTGTGTAGTAGAAAAACTAAAAGACAAGAGGACAAATGGGCACAACCATAGACACAAGTACAGTATCTGCAGATGCTAAAAATTTAGCAAATCTTATGCAGGGCGTTCTAAACGCTGTTATCAATACCTACACTTCTTACACTATGCCTTTGCCTGGTCGTAGATATTGGACTCTTGGAACACCAGCAGTAGATTGTGAGCAAGTAGTTGTTTCAATGCTACAAATGTATATCGGATCTCCAGGAGATGAAGCAACATCTCCACGCAGGTGCAATGATCCAAGATCAGCTACTCTTCTTGTACAAGTTTCTCGTGAAGTTCCTACAGTAGGGGCAAACGGTAGAGCTCCATCAGCAGATGCAATCCAAGATGGATCTGAAATATCTGCATACGATGCATGGATTCTGTTGGATAGCGCAAGAGAACTAGACCGCTGGGATCCAGCAAGTTTTGGTCTTGGAGTTATTGCAACAGTAGAAACTGGCTCTCCTGAGGGCGGGTTTCAAACAGTAAGTATGACTATAACTATGGCGGTTCCATAATGGCCAAAGTTAAGTTTTACAACTCGGTTTTAGATAACTTCCTTAACAATCCAAATGGAGAAGTAGGAAGGTTTCTAAATGATAAAGGAAATGAAATAATTACAGTTGCCAGAGCAATGGTAGGTGTAAGAACTGGAAATCTTCGTAGTTCTATTCATATGAGACATATGAGAGATCCTCGAGGACAACGTATCTGGGTTGGGTCAACCTTGGATTACGCATTAGCTCACCACGAAGGAACTTCTCCTCGAACAATAACCCCAAAAAGCGGAAAAATGCTTAGGTTTGTTTCAAGAGGTCAAGTTGTCTATGCACATGCAGTTCAGCATCCAGGAAGTAAAGCTAATCGTTACCTAAGTGACGCTCTAAAAGCCAAGATATAATTAATACAACGACAGATAAGGAAAACTGATGACAGCACGATTCAAGGATTTTGGTTCTGGTGGAGAAAGAAACACCGAGCCAATCTCATTTAAGCTTCACGGTGAAGATTTTGAATGCGTAAAAAACCTACAAGGTAATGCGCTTCTAAGTCTTGTTGCAAAAGCTGGCAGTGGAAATGCCACGGATGCGGCTGACACCGTTAAAGATATTTTTTCAAAAGCTCTTTTGCCAGAAAGCTATGAGCGATTTTTGAAACTTATTGATGATAAGGAAAAGATTGTAACTGTAGAAACTCTAGGCGAAATTACCGCTTGGCTAGTAGAACAGTATTCAGGCCGCCCTATGCAGGGGCCAGAGCAATCTCAGAGTGGGCAGTAGACCTCTGGCCTTATATAAACGGTAAAGCTTTAACGCAAGGATTGAGATTGGAGAGTATGGATATGTCAGACATGTTAGATGTCCTTCATTACTATATGGAATCTGATTTCAACGTCTCTACTGCTGAACAAGCAGAAGCTAGAGATAAAGCTAGAAGCATTATCTACAAGAGTCTATATCAAAAAGAATATAGATTTTCATCTTCAAAGAAGGAAGGTTTTTCTCAAACTAACGCAAGTGGTTTCGAGGAAGATTTTCAACCATTTGATCCCGAAAAGGGACCAACGAAGTCTTATGTCCCACCGACAGACTTCAATCCTGACTCCGAAAAACCTTTCGGAGACATATTAGATGCACCATTTGGTAGCTAGGAGGTGATGGCATGGCGGTTGTAGGTGAAGCATCGGTAATTGTTCGTGCCATCACTACTGGCGTAAGAAGAGACATACAAAGTGCTTTCGATGGTGTAGATAGAGTAGGTGAGCGTGCTGGATCTGATGCTGGATCTGGTTTTGCTAGAGGGTTTAAGAAAAGTAGTGGCGATGTCGCTGCTTTGTTTGGAAAGTCTTTATCTCAAGCAGATGTAGATAGATTTACTGCTGCAAGACAAAAGTTTTTAGGGTTAGTTAGAGCTGGTTATGTTCTATCAACAGCGCTAACTGCAGTTGGTGGAGCTATAGGTTCAGTAATTGGTGGTCTTGGAGTCTTAGTCTCTATAGCTGGAGCAGCCACACCTGCTCTCCTTGGTTTATCTGGTGCATTTTTAGCAGTTGCTGCTGCCGCTGGAGTACTTAGAGCAGCATTTGGTGGCGTAGGAGAAGCTATCAGTGCTGGTGCAAAGGTAGGACAAAACGCAGCAGCAGATGCAGACAGACTTGCCGCAGCAAATGAAAGATTGGCAGATGCTTATTACAACTTAGATGACACTGTACGTCAAAACAACCAGAGAAAAGCAGATGCTGTTGAAGCAGAATCTGATGCAGCTATTGCAGTTGCAGATGCAGCTCTTGCTGTTGAAAGAGCTGAAAGATCTTATCAAGATGCTGTTAAAAACACTGAAAAAGCTCTTGAGGAAGTTACAAAAGCTCGTGAAGATGCTAAAGAAGCAATTCAGCAACTCCGCTTTGAGCTTGAAGGCGGAGTTATCTCCGAAAAGAAAGCACGACTTGAGTTTGAAAAAGCTCGTGATTCTCTACAGCGTGTTCAAGACCTTCCACCTAACTCCCGTGCTCGTCGTGAGGCTGAGCTTGCTTTTGCTGAGGCAGATCTTAATCTTCGTCGTGCAATTGATAAAAACAATGATCTTCGTAAGTCAACAGCAAAAGCTAATCGTGAAGGCGTAGATGGAAATAGATTAGTAATTGCTGCACAAGAAAAACTAGCAGACGCTCAAAGATCTGAAAGCGATGCTCAGATAGATGCTGCAAGATCAACTATTTCTTATAGAGAAGCATTAGAGGACCTTAAGAAGGCCCAAGATGCT